ATCTGAGATTGGATGCCTAGCCCGCAAGTCTGTTGTCATGCGTGGTAACGCAATGCTCTTTTTATCTGACGATGGCGTTTATGGGATTGAGTTCCTTAACGATTACAACCTGCGAGGCACTGAAGAGCCGCTTTCCAAGAACATTCAGCCGTATATCGACCGGATCAACGCTGACTACTCTGACAGAGCAGTGGGAATCTTGTTTGAAAACAGGTATTACCTTGCTGTCCCGCTCGATTCCGTTCCGGGAGCGGGTGATTCTTATGGGAACAATGCCATTTTGGTGTATAACTTCCTAAATAAAGGGTGGGAATCACTGGATACCTTTGGTGATTCTAGGTTCTTAATTAAAGACTTCGTGATTGGTAGTGCTAGCGAGAGGAACAACATCTATGCGGTGACATCCAATGGCGGGTTGCATCAAATCGAAGCATCCGAAAGCTCCAATGACACTCTAAACGTGGAAAACTCTGCTGCTGTTGTGTCCCCGGCAATCAATGCGTCTCTCACAACTAGGGGGTACGACCTTAATACGATGGAACGCAAGCGGTTTACCGACGCACAGGTCAACATCCAGTCCCTTCCTGGCCAGAACTCGGAATATGACATTGCGTTTGCAGCCGAAGACCCTGACGACGCTCAATCCATAGGCACAACTACCACTTTGCTTGGTGGATTACTCACCCCTAGCACAGCTACTGAGGCTGAGACAGCAAGCATCCGGTGTAGGTTGGGTGGTATCAGGGGCTTCACAGGAACAATGATCTTGACAAGAACTATCGGATCACCCAAGGTCAACTCAGTAAAGGTAGCTGGTTCAGTCACCAACAGACAAATCATTTCACAGAGATAAAGTATGGGCGCAATTGATACGAATTACACTTTCACGGCTACCGACGTAATCACTAGCACGAAGATGAACAACATCCTCGATCAAAGCACGATTACGGCTACTGCTATTTTTAATAATACCCTTGATGTTACTAGTGGAAAGCTGCTCGTTAAAGCTGGCGGAGTCACATCCAACGAGATTGCAGCAGATGCGGTTACAACAATTGCAATTCTTGATGGCGCAGTAACCCAAGCCAAAGCATCTAATATGCTTATTCCTGCTGGTGCAATCATGCCATTTGCCATGAACAGTGTGCCAACAGGATGGTTGGCTGCTGATGGCACTGCTGTATCTCGCTCTACTTATGCAACTTTATTTGCGGCAATAGCCACAACTTATGGCGTTGGCGATGGGTCAACAACCTTTAACGTTCCTGACTTGCGGGGATATTTTGTTCGCGGAACAGGAACAAATAGTGATGGGACGGTATCTGGAACATTTGCAGCAAAGCAAGCAGATGAACTTAAAAGCCATACTCATACATATACTTTCAAATCAACAACCGGAGGCAGCTCGGCAGGGGGAGACCCAAATAGCATTACAAATACTTCTGTTAATACTGGAGCTACGGGAGGCACAGAAACTCGCCCAAAGAACATTGCGATGCTTTACTGCATTAAGTATTAAATGAACGCCCACTTTGAGAATGCAGCACAAATATATGGCGAAGACTTTCACAAACTTTTGTATTGGCACTTATGCTTTGGCGTTGTCGTTTCTGATGCCGATAGTTTCGCTATGTGTTTCTACTCGCAAGAAGAATCCCCAGATCAAGCCTGTGAAATTCACCATTCCAACACACTCTTTGTCACCATGTGCGCTGGTGACATGCGGAAAGCTCTTAGAAAGTTCCGCGATGACTTTGAATACATCGCATTCCGGCGTGAATTTAAGAATTCTCCTCGGATAAGGTCATACGACATGCAACAATTTTACTCAAAACTCAAATAATACAAGAATATGGGAAGTAAGCCTAAAAAAGTCCAAGCACCAAAAGCAGATTATGGTGCTGACATTGGAAAATTCGTATCAGCTTATGGTAGTGCGCTTCCGCAAGTCCTTGGATTTGAAAAGCAGTTTCGTCCAGAGTTCCAAGGGCTGAACCTTGGAGACATCTCTAGCTTTTTAGGTGGCGTTGGTGGTCAGCAAGGCTTGTTTGGGCTTAGCCGGATGGCATCGCAAGAAGCAGGTCAACAACTCGGAGCAGCGCGTGAAGGCGAACTAGGCCAGATGGCTGGTCAAGCACCTCTTACCCGTGGTGTTATGGAGGGTCTCTCCCCAGAACAAGCGGCAGTGGTTCAAGGCTTCTCTCAGGAAGCTGAACGCGCTAGGGCATCAGCACAAGGCGTAACTCCAGAAGAGCGTCGGGGATACGAGCAACAAGCGCGAGAGACGTTCCAAGCATCTGGACGGCTTGGTGGCAACTTAGGCATCGTCAGCGAGGCAATGGGCCGTGAGAATGTAATGGCCCGCAAACGCGCTGAAGCTGCTCAAGCTGCCAATCAGTCGTATAACGCCGCTCAAGGGTTTTATACCCAACCGGGCCTTGCTCTGCTAAGTCAGCAACCGCTCTCGTATCAATCTGGGCAACAAATGCTCGGTATGGGCATGGGTCAAATCGGTCGCGGGACTCCGGGTTTGATTAACCCAGACACGGGACTTAACCTTGGTGCAGCCGAAAGGCAAAACCAACTTCAGGCTCAAGCTGCTAACGCGCAAGCGAAAGCGTCATACTCGTCTGGATTATTCGGTGGAATTGGATCTGCTATTGGTGGGCTTGCTGGAGGAATTGGAGCTGCGGGTGGTATGAGTGGTTTTGCGGCCGCGGCTCCGCTTATGTTTTCTGATCGCAGGCTTAAAACTGATATTGAAAAAGTTGGGGAAACTAATGCTGGTCTTCCAATTTACACCTATAAATACAAAGGTGACAACAAAACGCAAATGGGAGTAATGGCTCAAGATGTTGAAAAGAAAACACCAAAGGCTGTTAAAGAAGTCGGCGGCTTTAAGGCTGTAAATTACGCACTCATTAAATAATATGGCACTATTAGGATCATCCGTTGACCCGCGCCTGTTTGTTCAGGACTACTCAGGCTTTACCCGCGCTGCTGACATTCAAGGTCAGAGCATGGCTAACATTGGAGCTGATATTGGAGGGATTGCAAAACAATTCGGGGAATATAAGAAGCAACAATCTGAACAAGAGAAGCGAGTAAAGTCTGCTGAACTTGTTGCTAATGCCATTGCTAAAAGTTTTCCGACACTTGCTCCAGTTGCTATGGAAGCCCAGATGATAATGGGAGACAAAAACAATTCGTTGCAAGATCGGGTTGCAGCCGCAGACGCTGTTGAGAAAGCGTTAAATATTGGAATTAGCAATGCTTATAAAGAACGTGAATTTGGTTTGCAGAAGAGGCAACTTGATATTGAAGAGGGGCAAGGAATTCAATCGGCATTGATAAAGCGAGCCGAGTTGGAAGCTGAGGCTCGTAAGCCCGGACCAATTACTGATGTTAATGTTCCCGGGGGAGTAATGCAAATGGTTCGCAATCCACGAACCGGAGTTTTGGAGCCAATTCAGGTTAGCGGACAAACTCCAGCTGATGGAATTACAAGTGCGCTAGGAGACGGTCCCCCTATGGATATTCCAACAGTTGAGGGACCAGTCATTCCGGCAAATGAAGGAGTTGTTTCACAAGACGGAACTACGGTTTCATATCTAGGTAAGCAATACACAGTAGATCCGGGAGTCCTGCCTGCACTCCCCACTAACAAACAAGCTGCGGGAATTGACGGTGCTATTTCTTTAGCTCCAACAACTGCCACTCCTGTTGTTAACGACGATGTTGGATTCAAACCAACAAAAACAGAAAAACCAGAAACCCGGATGACTGCGGAGCAAGTGCAAAATCTTGCGGCACGAGGATTCAAGGTAAGTGCTACACCACTTGCAGATGGAAGCTTCATGGTTAGCGGGACAGACATTGGCGGGCAAGCTGGAGAAACAATCGAAATGATTCCGGGTGGAGGAATGCGAATTGTTCGCGGCGGCGGTGGGAATAAAGCTGAGGCCGCAAAAGAAGCTCAAAAAGAACAATCGTTTGAAAGATCAAGGGCCATTATTGGATCTGCTTCAAAAATAATTCCTCAAATTCAATCCGCTCTTTCTGCAAATCCGTTAATCGCAAGAGGTCAGCAAACATTAGGTCAAGTCCTTCCTGCTGGAGAAGCTGGACGAATCGCATCGGATTTGGAGACTATCAGAGTTCAGACATCCAAAGAAGAAATCGGAAAGATGCGGGCTTCGTCCCCAACAGGTTCCGCTGGAGGAAGCATTACTGAAAATGAATGGACTAAATTTGAAAATCGGTTTGGCAAGATGGAAGTTGGGATGAATCCAACGGATCTTGTATCAAATGTCCAAAAAACCGCATTGAATCAGTTTGAATCTGTCAACGGAACTCCTGAAGAGGTTGTGAAACTGTTTAATGATGGGAAAATCTCTAAACCAGTATTTGACGATTACCTAAAAGAATACAAGCAAACTCGATCAATCCTTGGAATTTTAGACACTGGAACTGGCGGTCCGGGAGATGACTG